CCACAACCTATCAACGACATCATTAAAAAGCTTGGTAATATTATTTTCATTGCTTTTATAAATATATTCTTTAACATATTGCACCCTTTCTTTAACTTCATTTTTTTGATTGTTTGCTTCATTTAAAGCATTTAATTCAGCATTATGAATTTGATTTAATTCTTTTAATTTTTCTTGATTATTTTCATTTATTTTTAAAGCCAAAGCTAAATCATTTTGACTTTTTTCTAATTTTGCCTTTGTGCTATCAAGTCTTAGATAAAAATATCCTGCTAAAATTGCCATTAAAGCTAAGGCTATATAAAGTTTTGCATTTCCAAATAAAAGATTTATCATTTTGTATTTTAGAAGTTTAAGTAAGGTTTTTGTATAATACCCCTAAGGGTTAGCCGTAGGTCTGACCCCCTATGGCTAAATTTTACCCGTGAAAGTGGGTGATTTTTATGATTACATATCACCAAATAATCGTTATAATTATACTCTTATGTATAATTATTGTCAAGGCTTATTAGTCTTGTCCCTTTTTAGGGGATTATTTGGTAACCTACTTAAATTTCTTTCTCCTTTCTATGCTAACTCATTTGTTATTTCAAGTTTAATGTCTTCAAGATTTTTACCATACATCAAATCATAAAATTCTTTACAAGCTTGTCTGCTTTGACCGACACTTTCATTATTATTATCCTTGGTAAGTCCCAGTAAGATACAACCTTTTGTGTCTTTGTCAGTGTTTCCCCAGTGTATTAAAATTGCACGACTTGAAGGAACTTCATCATTATAAACATTTATCATTTCATCATCATTTTTTCCTGTTATTTCTCTTAAAGTGTTTTCAAATCTTGAAGGTGTGTGTCTTCTTAAATTATAATTTCCTTCAGGTATTCTTAAATCTTTGCCACTCTCTAAGCCTTCTTTGTCTTCTTCCAAAGAAAAGCATTCAAAAAGAATGTTATCATCATCATTTAAAACCTTAAATTTACCAATAACACAAGTTTTGCCTGTGTATCTTCTATTAATTGTTATTTTCATTATAATTCCTTTAATTTTTTATACAATTTATTTGGACTTGAGCTTCCTGCATTCATATCTCCTAGCTTAACCAATCCCCCTATTTGTAAAGCCCTAACTATGATTTCAGAGCAAAACCATTTATCTTCACTATCTTTTGTAAATGTAAAAAATCCTAAAATCCCTAAAAAATCATATTTTTTTCCTATTTGAGAGTAAAGAAATTCTTTTATTTTTACTTCATTTGTATTATCAATTTCTATAAAATCCCATCTGCTAGTGTCTTTAAATTCTTTTATTCTTACGCCTTTATCTCTAGGACTTGAGCTAATCATTAAATTATCTAAGATTATTTCACAGTGAGAATAGGATTTTAAAAAATCTCCATTTAATCTTTCTTTCCAAGTTGAAGTAAAAAAAGCTATTGCTTTATCAAGAAAAGTAGCTTTATCATTTCCTTTAACTCTATAAAATGCAATTTTCATTCATTTTCCTTTCTTTTTATTAATGTTGCTAATTCTGTGTTTTCATATCTTTTGATTTCAAATTTCAATTCATCAATATTTTTATCAAGCTTATCTAGCTTATCTCCTAAAATTTTAGAATGCAAATCAATGATTTTATTTGAGCTTTCTAATTGCGCTTTTGATGTGTCTAAGTGTGCTTCAGCTATTTTATTGCTGATTTGAATTTCTTTTAATATATTGTTATTGTTTTCATTATTTTTTCTTTCAATATTTTTAATTTCTACTAAAATACCTTGTGTTTTATCTGTTTTTTGAAATAAAATATAGGCAAAATAAGAAACAGAGCAAAGGCAAAAGAATAAAAAAGCAACTATTCCACCATCTTTTAAAACATTGAATAACTCATTCATTTTTTACCCCTTAGCTCAAAATTTAAATCATCTAATCTATCTTTGATATGCTCTAATTTTTCTAAAATTCTTTCTTTATCAGATCTACAATCTTCCATGCGACCTTTAAAAAGCTTATAATTTATAATTAAACTTAATAAAAAAATCACAAATAAAGTGCCAAAGGGTGTAAGTCCTTCTACATCTTTGGCAAAGCTTGTAATCATAGTTGTGTTAAAATCCATCACTCATCCCATTTAATACTTTGAATTTCTTCTAATGTTTGAGCTTGCTCGACTTTATCTTTAATAGTTCTAGCTTTAATTGTGTTTGTATTAACAGAATTTGCCATAATACCGCCAAGCTCGATTAATTCTTCTAAAGTAAAAGGTACCGCTTCATTATCTTTTGAAATCCAAACAAAGCCTTCAGGAAGTTGTTTTGTAATTGCAAAAAGACTAACAGTGCTTGTAAGCAAGTTTCTATCTTTTTCCGCACTTTGAAAGATTTTATCTTTATAAGATACTCCGCCTTCGATAGCGTTATTTTTAGCTTTATCAATTTCATCTTTTTTAAATTCTTTAGCGTATTTAAGCTTTGCATCTTCGCTTGAAGCTTGACAAAACATTGAAAAATACTCTTTTAAAAGTTCAGTTTCATTTGAATTAATAAGAACTTCTTTAACCGCTTCTAATCCTGCGTTAAGCTCATCTTGAGTTAAATCATTGATAAAATCTTTTACTTGAAATATAGATTTATCATTGGCATAAGGTTGAATATTTTCAATTTTATAATTTAGTTTTCTATTAACTTTAGCTAATAAATCATTATTTTTTATAGCATTCTTGATAGATGCTACAGAAATATTAGTTTCACTACCTGTTTTATTTAGTATAATCATCTTTACTCCTTATTTTGGTGTTATAAATTGACCGGTATTTGATAATTGACCAGGTGTAATATTTGTATATCTACTTTGATTAAGTGTAATTTTTTCAGGGTCGTAAATATTAGCAACACTAAACCCTTTATTAATAAGAAATACAATATTTTTTTCGCTACCATTCATAACTATTTTTTGGTGAGTATTTAAAATTGTTCCAAAAGTTAAACTATATAATGCACCAAAACAATTAGTTGTAAAATTTGTAGTAGAATTGTTTCCAGCATCAATATCTAAAGTTGTTCGAGAAAATCCAAATCCAGATATATTAGAATTGCTAGTAGCGTTAATATTAATACTTAAATCAGCGTTCATTAAAATTTTACCTGATGAATTATGAATTAAAAATCCAAAAACATCTTTTGCAGTGTAATCATAGTCGATTTTAATTCTACTAAATATATAGCCAAAGCATCTTTCAAAAACGAAGGTGGCTGGATCTTCATCATTATTGATAAAATTAATCTCTCCGCCATCTATTTCTAATTCACATACACTAAAATCAATTCTTCTTATATTATCAATTTTAATAACATTTAAAAATTTTATTTTAGATCTAGAAAATTGTATTTTTGCGTCTTTTTGCGAACAATTTAACTTCACTCCTATGTATGGTGTAGTACATTCACTACCTCTTAAAAATACATTATTAACAACACATTCATTTTCGGATTCTGAAAATATTTTAACAAAAGACAAATCTGAACCCGTCGGAATTGAAATTGGCTTATCCCAAACCCATCCAGTTTTTAAAGTGATACTAATGAAATTATAACCATTTGCTGGATGATACTTGCTTGATTCAATTATTGCCTTTTCTAAAGTATTAAAATGCGTATCAGTTTCCTTGCCGCTACCCACTGTCCATTCTAAATTTTCGGTTAAAAGTTTAGATTTTTTATTAAGATCAGCTGTTATGCTTTCTTTAGCTTGTTCTAAAGCTGTTATTTTTTCTCCTTGAGCAGTATTGTTTTCTTCAATTTCTGTTATTTTCTGCCCTTGAGTAGAAACACTTTCTTTAAGCTCTGTAATGCTACTTTCTTGCTCTGCTTTAGCTTGTTCTAAAGCTGTTATTTTTTCTCCTTGCTCTGCTTTAGCTTGTTCTATTTGAGATAATGCTTCTTCTTTAGTGCTATTAAATTCTGAAGTTGCTTGACTGAATTCTTCAAGTGCTTCTTCTTTTTTACTTGATATTTCAGATGTAGCCGTATTTTTAGCTTCATTAACAGCGTTTAACGATGTATCTTTTAACTGCGAAATTTGACTTGTAGCTGTATTGCTTGCTGTTTGCACTTCTTGCAAGGCATTAGATTTTGCACTCCCTAATGCAGCTGTTATTTCTGTGTTTTTATTATCTAATAAATCCAAAGCACCATCGTATTTTTCTCTTAACTCTTGTAAGCTTTGTGATGCTGAATTTAAATCACTTGCAACTTGTTCTAAGTCTGCCATTATTTACTCCTTATAACTTAATTTAATTATTTTTTTATCAAGTAAGACATTTTCTATTGAAAAAATGTGAGAATAAATTCCGCCCAAATTGTCTTTTATAATTTCATCAAATTTAGCTAGTTTTTCTTCGCTAGCAGTATTTAACTTACCTATATTTTCATCTGTTTTACTTTGTATGTTTGCTATACTTTCTTCGCTAAGAGAATTAATTGCTCTTAATTTTTCATTAGCATTAGAATTAAATTCATTAAGTTTATTTTGATAATTTGAATTAAACTCATTTATTAAAGTATCTAAAGCTGATTTTCCTTGTGCTATGATAAGTTCTATTTGATTTTTTTGAGCTAATATTCCACTTGTTTCATCTGTAATATCACTTGATACTTTCTTCATCTCATCGATAATACTTTGTTTAAGCTCTAATAAATAGCTTTCAATAGCTGTTTTATCGTTAGCAAGTTCAGTTCTTGCTACTTCTGTTAATCTCCCTAAATCTTCATTAGCTATTTTTGCTCTTTCTATAAAATTAGCCAAAGCTGTATCTGTTGTATTTTTAGTATTTTCATAAAGAGTTTGCATTTGCTCTTTTAAAAGATTTATATCGCTAAGTTTTGCTTGAATACTAATATCTATTTCATTGGCTTTTAAATCAAGCTCACCTTTTAATCTATCATTATAGCTTTGTAAATCAAGCTTTAAATTATCAATTTGAATTTTAAAATCTTTAATAATCTGTGTATAACTTTTTAAATCATTTGCAAATTCTTTAGAAGCTAAAATTGCATTATTTAAATCGTTTATCATTGCATCAGCTTTATTAACAATTTCAATAGCTTCTAAGACATCTTCATATTTTCCTACTATTTCATCTTCTAATTTTTCACAACGCTTTAGTAGATTAATCATATTTTGATTTAATCTTTGATTTTCAAAAAGAATAGTGTTTATCTTAAGTTTTATAGTTGCTTCAGCATCATTAACTATATCTTGTACTTCTGATTTTACATTTTTAAAATCATTGGTTATGGATATAATCTCATTCTTTGTTACTATAATATTTGAAACAAGCTTATTTACAAGCTCTATATTAGAATGCAAATCATCTTTAATACTTTGAGCGTGTTCTAATTCTTGTAAAATTTGTTCTTTAAGCTCTATTGATAAATCTAAATAGGATTTAGTAAGATTTTTGTTTTCTTCTACTTTTTCAAGTCCTGCATTAAAATCAACAGCTATATCATAATATTCTTCGAGTTTTATTTTTATGATTTCAAAATTTTTATTAAACTCGTTAAGCTCAGGATATTTTTCTTTAACAATATTAACGCCATTATTTATGTTTTTTTCCGACTCTATAATGTTATTATAGATATTCTCTATATTGTTTAAAGTATCGTTTATTTTATTGCTTATTTTTTCTATTTCATCTTTTTTGTTTTTAACAAAATCAGTATTGCTTTGTGTAAGTTCGCTATTTTCTATAACTAAATTTTTAAGCTCTAAAGTTTGAGTATAAAAGTTATTAACTTGTTCTTTTAAGCCTATAATTTCTTCTATTCTAGTATTATCCAAAGCAGTAGCAACATCTGAAATTCTTGCTAAAACTTGATTTATGATTTCAAGTTTTTCTCTACCTGTTTTTAACTCGTTTAAACTTGTTCCCATTTTTAACCTTTGTAATAATCACTGTCTTTAATTCTCTTTTCACAAAAGAAAAGCAGATCATCCATAGCTAAAAGCCATTTTTTATCATCTAAATAAGCTATAAAATCAGCACTATTTATACTTTGTATATAGTCTTTATAACTCAAAGCTCTATTAAATTTTTTTGTGAAATTAGGGTTACAACCATGTTCTTTCATCATCAAGCTCCTTGCCATCATTAGCTATATACTCATAAATTATCTTGTCGCATAATGCCAGAAAGTCTTTTTCTTCGCATCTTGTAATCAAATAACAAACATAATTAATCACAGCAAAACTAAGTGTTTCATCTATCATTAAATGTTCTTTTTCATTATCAAAATCAGGCTCATCAGGAATAATCAAAAAATGATTATTTCTAACTTGCCTAAAAACTTTTTCGCCTTGTTCTACATTTTTTAAAAGAACGCTAGGAACACATTTTGATAAAATATAATAAAATGCTTCCATAAAATAGGCTTTCAAAACTTCATCATCTTCTATCATTTTGTAAGAATTTTTAACTTTAGCGATAATGAGTTTTTTAGCCGTAGCACAAGGCATTATGCACCTTTTGCTGCTTTTAAAACCGCTTTAACCTTTGCATTATTTGTACTAGTTAATCCCACTCCTATAGCAAAAGCATCAGCATTTCTTACTTCTAAAGTGCTTTGCGTATAAAATCTTTTTGCTTTTGCAGTAATATCAGTTGGAACATCTTCAATCATAGTAGGAATATAAAGCCCATGTTTCATATACTCAAAATCTCCAGCAATTAAAACATCACCCAAACCATATTTAGGGCTTAATAATCTATGCATATGGAAATTTACCGTTCCAAAATCTGTTTCAAGGCTCACTACTTGTCCTACTAGTTTTGTTTCATTGCCTAAAATTCTTGTAGCAAATTTGTTAATAGCTCCTTTTAAGTCAGCTCCTAAAAAGACATCTTTAGGCGTAACTCCGCTATTCCAAATGGTTTGCAAAATTTGATTGAGTTTATCTTCTGTTAGTTCTGTTGCAGTTCCACTCCAATCTCCTGTTTCATCAAAAGCTAATACATTTCCACGCTTTCCATCAGCAAAGCTATCTTTTCCTTTAGCGATATAATGAAAAAGTCCAGCCATTTCTCCACTTGTTGCTTCTTGCGCTTGAACATAATCTTTGAAAACTGATTTTTTTACATCACTATCTCTGCCTAGACCAAATAAAGCATATTCCATATCCATTTTATGTTCTTTGGTTTTTTTGCCTATTTGATACTCCATTTCATTGCCACCATATTGATTTGCTTTTAATAAAGCTTTTGATACCATGGCTTCGGTAATGAATATTTGAGTAGCATTTGTAGTTTTTTGAGCTGTGTTTTTTGTTTCGCCTGCAAATTTACTTAACTCTAAATTTGCATTCTTTTTTGGTTCTTCAAAAGTATCAGTAATCCAACTATGAGTTAAAGGATTTGTAACCTTTGAAGTGCCTATTTTATTTAGAATTGGTGTTTCAGTAGCTCCAATTTTAATAATCGTTTCATATATTGATTGTTTTAACTTAACATTTTCTGTTGCGGGTGAGGTATGTCCCATTGAAGGTAAAGCCATTTTTGAATTCTCCTTAGTTTAGTTTTAAGGATTTTTCCAAAAATGACTATTTCAAATATAGTGTGTTTTGAAATGAAATTAAATTTTTAAGTATTTTTTATGTATAATTTTATGGTTTTAAGGATATCTCTTTGAAGACTTTGTAAAAAGTTTGAAAGGAGGTTAAGATGAACGAAGTTATTATAATCTTAATGCTTTTAGTAGTCCTTATCGTAGCGATAAAGAGCTAGATAAGAACTAATCTTTTAATATAGTTAATGATATTTTAAAGAAACCCTGCTTAGTTTGTCCTTAAAACACTAAAAAGTCTTCAAAAAAAGCAGGGTGAAGACTTCAAATATTTATACTTTTATAAAGTTCTAAACATTCTAAGAAATCATTTTGCATTCTTGAAAGTAGTTTATTCTCTTTGTTTTCATCATCTTTTAAATCTTTTAACATTTTTTCTAGCTTTAAGGCATAATTTTTAAAAGTTTTAAAATCAAAGGCATATAAGCCATTTTTAGCCAATATACAATTTAATTTATCTTTAAAATTGTTTTTACTTTGTTCTAAATCATACTTTAAAGCTTTAATCTCATTCTCATATTTTTGCTTTTGCTGTGCTAATTGAGATTTGTAACCTAAGCTTTGTCTAAAAGCTAACTTATCGTGCTTCTCATATTCAATATTTCTTAGTCTTTTTTCCATTTCATTAAAAGCTTTGATAAACTCGATTTTCCATTTATAAGCCTTTTCACCTGTAAAACCCATCACTAAAAGAGAAAAACCATCACGGGTGATTTTGTAATACGGCTCACTTCTAATAACTGCCCCAAATTGAGCGGTTCTCTCCGTAAGCTTAAAATTAAGCTCACGAAATTCATCTTGTGGCAATTCATCAATTTTTGCTAAAATATTCTTGTGTTCTTTCTTGAACACACTAGAAATACTTAATGAAGTGGTGTAGGTTTGGTCGCCCACCGCTTCAAAACTCACATTCTGCCCGTTTATAACAACTAAATCTGTCATAAAAACTCCTTTGTAAAAAATATTGTTTAACTAACTAAACGCTGTAATTATATATTTAAAAAATATTTTTGTCAAGGCTTAATATAGGTTTTAACTAATTTTTGATATAATAAAACTATTGAAACAATATAAAAAGGAGAAAAATGGATAATAATGAATTTGAAAAATTATTAGCAAAAGCAAATCTTGGCAAAAAAGAATTCTCGCAAATATCAAATACACCGTATCAAACTATAATGAATTGGAAAAGAATAGATAGTGTACCTGATTGGACTAAACCTTTTTTAGAAAATCATTTAAAAGTAAAATCATACGAGCAAATAAAAGAGATAGTTTTTAAAATTGAAAAACCATAAGGATATTAAATGGATATAGAAACATTTGAAAAAAAATTAAATGAATTAGAGCTTACAAAAAAAGAATTTGCAAATATGGTCGGAGCTGTTTATAATGGTGTTATCAATTGGAATGCAAAAGGCGAAACACCTAAATGGGTTGATAGTTGGCTCATTAATTATGAAAAAGCAAAAGTTTTAGATGAAATTTCAAAATCTATAAAACCTTTTATAAAATAAAAATAGTGTATTTTAAAGCAAATTATTTATTTTAAAAAAAGTAAGATTATAATATATATATAAATATATATAAATATATAAATAAGTATAAATTAACTATAAAAAAGGTATAATTTAATTAAAATCAGTATAAGCTAAGAATTTTAAGGAGTAAAAATGTCAAACATAAATGCTTTTTTATTTGGCTTTACAAATATGTTTAATGCAGATATCCTTAAAGCTACATCTTTAAAAGATAGAAAAACAATGATAACTGATTTTTATAAAAAATCCGAAGAATTAAGAAAACATAGCAATGAAGAGTATAACGCCAAATTCGAAAAAATCACAAAACAAAAATAAGGAAAACCAAAATGACAAAAACACAAGCTTTTGTAGATGGTTTTGTAGGTAGACCTATAAAAAACGAATGCTTTAATTTATGGGATTTAAATGCTATTATAAGAGAAAAACAAGCAAAATTATATAAAGAGAATATTGAATTTAGAGAGAAACAAATTGAAAAAATCACAAAAACAAAAAACACCTAATACCATTAAACAAGAAAATCAAAATAAAGAAAATCCATCTCAAACTTTCAATACTCAGCTTAATTTTCTTATGGAAAATGAACTTAATGCTATAGGAAAATTGCCTAAAGATTTAGCAGATAGAATTGTGACAATGCTAGAGAAATCTTTAGAGTATAAAAAAGATAACGATAATAAAATACTAGATTTAGAGAATAAAAATATAGAAATTAGAAAAAAAGATATAAAATCTTATCATTTTTGGAATGGTTTTGGAATGGTATCTTTTCTACTTATAACTATTACTAGTATATGTGTTGGATTATATCTTATTCTTAATGGGCATAATGAAGGTGCTTATTTTGCTTTTATATTAGGAGCATTGACACTTTTACCTAAAATAATTGATTCTATAAAAAACAAACCTAAAAATTAATTTACATTTTCTTTATCTTTTCCTATTAATATTAAGAATAGTTTGAAGATTGAAGCAATTGTAATAAAATTAAGGGATAAACCCTTAATTTTTATTTATCTTCTCTCCTTTCTTTTAATTTAATAAGATTTTTTAGCGTATGAGTGCCTATTTTTCCTGCTATTTCCCTGTTATTTTTTTATCTCTAACCTTATCTATTTTTTGCTTTCTAGCTATAACTTGTTTTATTTTCTCAATTCTTTGCTTTCTAGCCTTTTTATCATTTTGTATTTTCTCATCAAGCCTTTGTTTTACGCTTTTTTTATTCTTTTTCTTTACTTCTTTAGCCTTAATGTTCTCTTTTATATCATCCATTAAGTTTTTTTTAGGCTTAGCTTGGGTAGAATTTTCGTTAGAGAACGACACTTGCTTTGTCTCTGAAGATGCCCTAGATGTCGGTAAGGCTCTCGCATTATTATAATACACTACTTCAGCATTTTTCATTTTATTTTTTATATTATTTTGTTTCTTTGGCGAATTGCTAATTATAGTCAAATGCGTTTCATAGTCTTTGCCTATACTTGTAAAATAAGTCTGATTATCTATATTTTTAATAAAAATAAAATCATCTTTATCTTTTAAGATTGCCTGTGGGCTTTCTAAAGTTTCTTTGATATGTGGTATGTATTTAATTCTATCTTTTTCAATCAGCTTTAGTAAACTTCCTTTTGTAAGTTTTATTTCTCTATCTTTTAAAGCTATCTTTGCTTCTTTTGGTATATTAGGGATATATTCATCATCGATATTTTTAAGATTGAAAGTTTTCATCCATTCATTTCTAACATCTTTATTTATAGTATACTCTTTGCCATTTTTGCCTATAAATCTTAAAGAATTGTCTTTAGGATCAGCTTTATCCATGAAGAAGTTGTCGCCTTTGATAACACCTTCTTTAATTAGTGCATCTTTTAATATTTTATTTTGTTCTTTATCTACTTTAATATAATTATCCAAAGCATCTTTAAAAATTCTACTTTGTTCTTGATCTGCTATTTTTATGTTTTTAAGATTAGATATAACTTCTTTATTGGTTTTAGCAAGTTTTAGAGCATCTAGTATTTGATTTCTTAATGCTTGTTCTTTGGCACTTTTAAAAAAGGGAGCTAAAGCGTGTAATCTAGCAAAAATACCACTTATTAATATTCTATCAAAAACACCCTGTATTGTTGTAGCCATTGAAGAGTTTGTCTTTTTTCCACTACTTGCTAAGGCTGTCATTATCAAACCTCTATTATTGTTATATATCAAAGCGTATGTATTAATAACATCTTTAGCATCTTTTATTTTTTTGCTTGAAAAATTGACATCTTCTAAATCTTTTGCTAAGGATTTAAAATCATACCCCACACCTTCAATCCTATGTTTTTCTAATAAAGCATTCATCGCATGAGTTTCATTAGCTAATCTTTCTTGTTCGTTCATTCCTTTAAAAGCATTTTCTAAATTCTTATCTTCATTTATATTTCTAAGCCCTTTAACCAATCTATCGGTAAGCCCTTCTTTTGTTTCTTGTGACTTCATCATGCCTAAATAACTTTCTTTAAAATTTTCCTTTAAAGCAAAATTTTTATTTGCATTATTTAGGATTTCTTTTGCTAATACCTTATCACTAGCATTTCTTATCAACGCATCATCTAAAATTTCTTTTACTATTCCATAAGCTTGTTTTGTATTGTATGTTTTATTTCCTGTGTTTAATTGCTTATTTATAGCTGTTCTTAATCCAAAGATTTGCTCCGCACTTACTTCTTTCCCTTTTATTTCATCTAAATAGCTTTGTATGTTATTTTTTACATCTTGCTCTAAAAAATTATTATTTTTAAAATTTTCAAGCTTTACTAAATCTTCACTAGTTAATACTATTTTTCCATTATTAAGCTCATTTAATTTACTTATAGCACTGCCATACTCTTGATTTATTCTATTCTCATAAGCGTGATTATCTTTTTGCCAAGCCTTATAATCAAACTCACCATTTAAACCTGTTTTGTTTTTAAATACTTCATCTTGCCCTTTAATCATATTTAAAAAAGAAATACTAGCATCCTTATCAGCCTTTAAAACATCATCCAAAAAACTTCCTATTTCTGGATAAGCTTGTGCTGCTTTTAATAATACTTCTCTTCTTTGTGTAGTTGGCATTCCTTGTAAGCTATTAGAAATATTTTTTAAAATAGCACTTGTTCTTTTAGCGCTATCTTGTATAAATTGTGGATTATTTTTATTAAGTCCTTGCTCGACAATGTTTTTTAATATTTCTATTGTAGGCTTTCCATTTTCTAGGTAAGTTGGATTTTCTTTTGCTATAAGTTCATCTATTTGTTTTTTATTCTCTACATTTTTTGTAAGATTATTAAAAATTGTTTCTGCATTTTGCAAACCACCATCTGTAAATTTTCCTACCATAGGTATATCTGTCTTGCTTATTTTATCTATAAATCTATTGCCTAAATTACCACCTTTTACTGCCATGCCATCTATCATATCTTTACCGGCTTGTGCTCCTGTTTTTGCCATATTATAGGTATTTTTTAAAGCTCTTGCTCCTTTAGCAACTCCTGTAAAAGCTGCGTCTCCTATCAAAGAAAGTCCAGCATTTTCACCCATAAGCATAAGAGCTTCTTTTAAATTCATATCTTGATTTGTATCTTTTGTATTTCCGTAGTAATCATATCCTGCCCCTAAAGATGCACCTAATGCACCCCCTGCAACCATACCAACTCCGCCACCTAGCATTGTGCCGCCAATGGCACCTGCTGTTCCTAAAGCCATACTAGCACCATTATCTCTTAATCCACGATATAAATCACCCATTGTGCTACCTTGTACTTTTGAATAATTTCCATTATTATCTTGCACCCAATAAGATCCATCATCATCTTGCAATAATCTTCCACGCCCTGATTTTTGCAACTCATCGCCTAAATCTCTCATAAACTGATTACTTTTTCTTACTACTTCATTATCATCAGCAAAAATAGGTTTAGAGGCATTAAATTTAGATTGCTTATCTAAAATATAATTACTTAAATCATCAGCATTCATGGATGGATTTTTATTATAATCATATAAATCCCTTTTATATTCACTAATATTTCCCATAGGATTTGTTAAATTTTGGTCTTTGAAATTATATTTTTCATATTCTTTAGCATATTTATCTTTATTTTTATAAAAATCATTTATTACTTCATTTTTTAAATTTGATAAATATTCACTTGTATTTTGATTTTCACTTTGACTTGCTCCATCTTGTAAAAATGAAATAATGTTATTTTCTTGTGGTTTTTCTAATAAAAATTCTCTTATATTCATTGTATTAATCCTTGTTTTTTTAATTCTTCTACGCTAACTTGCATTTTTCTACCTGCTTGATTAACTAATATTACATTACCATTAGCATCAGGCTCTGATATTTGAGCATTAATTCCATTAAAACTAACGCTATGTAATTTTGGTGCATTTTGATTTTGCACTTCTAATATATTTTTGACTAAATCATTTTGTATATTTTGATTAGTTGTTGAATTATCTATAATTACTGCATTTTTACTAGGTTTTGAGTATTTTTCATCCCAATAAAAAGCTTTTACCTTTGGAGCATAATTGTTATAAAATCCATATTATTTTTATAATCTTCTATAGCACTTTGTTTTTCTATATTTGTTTTGGCATTTCCTAGTCTTTCTGCTAATTCCATTTTAAAAGAGTTTGGAGCTTCTGCTAACCATTCTCCTGCTAATGCTTGAGCTACCCTTTGATTATTTGCTTCCATAGTATAACCATTAATAGGGAAATTGGCTTGTATATTCTCTAAATTCCATTTAGCATTTTTACCACCCCTTAATAAATCACTTTGCATTCTTTTTAAGAATAAATCACTTGCATCATTTAAATCCGTACTTTGACTTCCCCATCCACCAAAACCACGCTCTATAGCTCCATTCCAAAAACCATGGGTTGTATCATATGTTTTACCTTGATTATTTGCTAAATCTAAAAACTGAGCGTCTGCTTTATATCTTGTATTGTTTTGTAAATTTGCATTGTTTTGACTATTGAAACCTTGACTATTACTAAGAACTCCATTTAATAAATCCTGCTCTTTTTGTTTTGCATTTATCTCATTTTGCAATTTTTGTAGTTCTAATAATCCTTTTTGATAATTTAAATCCTTGTAAGCCTTATTAGTATTTATTTCTTGCTGTCTTAAAGCATTTTGCATGGCATATTGTCTAGCTCTTTGATTATAATTCATTTGCCATTGCTGATCTGCTATATTTGCTCTTTCCTTTTGATAATCAAAGTTTCTCTCATTTTGCAAAAGCTGATTATTTTGCATAGCCTGATTAAATTCCATTTGTTGCTTTCTTAAATCTTGCTCTTGCTGAAACTCATTAGCTTTAACTTTATCATCAAAACTTTTGCTCATGATGTCATATAAGACACCACCGACTTTTCCTGCGTTTTGTATAACGCCTGTATCAGGATTAAATACTACTCTTTGTGGGTTATAAAATGCCATTTTGTTTCCTTTATTCTTTCTTTTAAAATAAAGGATTTAAGGAAGTTTGTGTATAATTTCAAAAGGGTGCAACGCCAAAGGGTCGCCACCCTTTAGCGTTAATTTACCGCCCAGTTGGGAGGTGATTAAATTGCTAACCAAAATTATAGTTATAATTATACTACTTTGTATAATTATAGTCAAGGTTTATTAATACTTGATTTCCCCTTTTAAAGGGGAGCTATAATTTCCCTTTGGCTTCCTTAAATCCAAATCTATTTAATTACTCCAAACGTTTTGAAGTTTATTTTCCATATTCTTTCTTCTATTTAATTCTTCATTAGCTAGATACTTATTGAAGTTATAAGCATCTTTTTGTAGCTCATAATTCTTTTGTGCCATTTTTTGCTGATTATAAGCACCATATAAAGCACCAGCACCGCCTAAAACATTTCCTAATCTATCAAAATTAGTTACTTTATTTGTATCGCTACTTTTAAATAACCAATCTCCAAAATTACTAAAAGAATTTTTTAATCCATTTAAAAAACCACTACTACTACTTGCTAAATTTGGAGTGAAATTGCTTGTTTTCATCAAAGTATCTGCAAAGCTAGAGCCTAGTCCTGTACCACCTTTTAAAGCTGTTATAAAATCCATGATTTCTCCTTTATACTAAACTTAATAATTCTTTGCCTAGATCTATCTCGCTAACTTCGCCTTTTTTTAACTTATCGTTAAAATCACTAGTTCTTACATTATTATTTGCACTTGATAAATCTTCAGCTTTTTTGGCATTATTTGATTTTCCGACCAAATTAAGCAAGGTTTTCCAGCTGTCAATATTACCTTCGCCTAAACCATTTAATTTTGTTGCAAGTTCTGCCATAGCCTTTAAATCCGCATCAGGATAGGCTTTTCTTAACTCGCTTTCTACTTGTGCGTATTTAGCGATTAGTGCATCTTGCTCTTCTTTGTCTTTTTGCTTTTTATCAAGCTCTTCAAGCCTTTTTAATTTCTCATCAAGTCCATCAAGTCCTAATTCTTTTAAATACTGCTCTCTTTGTAATTCTTGTTCGCTTGGTTCTTTCTTTGGATTTTTTAAAGCTTCAAGCTCACTCATTAAAGCATTTAATTTGTTGTCATTTTCACTTTTATAAGCTTCAAACATCGCCTTATAATCAGGCTCGTTCTCATTATCAACCGGCATAGGTTCATTATCTTCTACTTTCGTAGGTTCATCGCCATTATTAGCAACTTGTCCTTTATCATCATCTGTTATGACATTTATTAAATCTTTTAAAGCATCATTTTCCATCTTCTTCATCCTTTATTTTATTGATTATTATGTCTAAAAAAGCCATAGTATCTAAAGCTTTTAACCTTAACTCTTTCTCATCGTTATTTTTTGCTATATAAAAACATTCACTATATTTTGCTTTGATAAAATCTATTAATTTCTTTCCTCCTTTGGTTTTAGATATATCGCTTTTAATTTCAATATTAAGCATTAGTTTCTCCTCGCATTTGCGGATTAATATCTTCATTGTTTTCAAAAGCAAATAAACTATTTACATTCTTTACACCTAAAATTGGTAATAATTCTTTAGTAAGTTCTTTGCTAGCATTGATAATCCCATAAGCAGAATTTGCATCGCCTATGCTCATATACATTTGATATAATTGTGAAAAAACTTGCATACTAGCTTGAATTCCTGCGCGTCTAATTTCTTTATTCATAGCACCTGTACCAGTTTGGATTTTAAATCTAAAACTAGGTATATCTTCTCTTTGAAAACCATTAAAAAAACTATCTTCTCCATACTTAAAAACAAGCATTGCAAATCTATCAAATAAAGGCTCTATAAAAGTTTCGTTATACTGTCTTATATAATCAGCACTTCTTCTTCCGCCTTCTTGTGCTTTGATACTTATTTCTGTTGCGGTTTCATTATTTGCTGTTTGAGCTCCATTGTTTTGTGGACTAATACCTGTAACTTCTGTGAGTTCGCTTTCTAAAAATTGTAAATTCATTCCCGCACTATTTACATTTGGTGGTGGTAATATTTGCACACCCTTTGGATCGTCTGTATATATTGGTTTTCCTAAGGTTTCTATATCTTCTCTGCTTACTCCCATTGATTTTGGCATCATTATTTTAGGCATGATATGAGTTCTTACTGCATCTATTAAAAGATTTCTAGTTATATTAATTTCATCTTGCAAAGGCATAGCAGAAGCCATTATAGGCTCGCCATAAGCACTTACATAGTTTTCGTTATCTATCTTTTTAAGTTGTGGTAGCATTGAACCCCAGACAAAAGGCTGTCCATCTTGTAAAGTAACTTCATTTCTAAGTAAATTATTTTCAAATAAGGTAGAAACCACCCACTCATCATCGTTTTTTCTTTCATAAATATCATAAAGCTTTACTTTTTTATACTCATCATCTTCATCAAAAAGCTTTTCAATTTCAATTTTTTTATAAAACCCTAGCTTTTGTCTTTCATGGATTTGACTATAGGTTAAATAAATTTCATTGACTATATATCCTACATCTTCACTATTTAATGCATTTGGATCAAAGAATATACTATCAATATCCACTCTTTCAATGCGTGGCATTCCTTTATGCCAAGTTACCTTAGCGATACTTGTTCCCACAAGTAAAACATCTAAGAAAAGCGGTTGAAAAATCTTAAACATATTGATTTTACCACTATAAAAATCAATTGCATTCTGCCATAGCTCTATAATCGTATCATCGCTATTAATGTAAGTTTCAATATCTGCCATTCTCTCACTATTAAAATATACATCATTTAAGCTAGTGATTAAATACTTTACCTTAGCGTTTATTTTTGGTATGTAAATACTTGATTTATTTCTTTTTCTCAATTTTTGCATTACCTTATTTTCAAGCAAATAAGCATCTTGCAACTCTTTAAAGTGTGGTTTGTAATTTTCATATCCACTTTTACTTTCGCTAATGAGTTGTGTTAAAAACGACACTCTCTCATCATTAGTTCTTTTTGTTTTCATTCATAATTCTCCATATTGTTGTTTTGCTTAAATTTGTTATTTTTAAAATATCTTTTTCATTCACTCCTTTTTCAAATAAAAACTCCGCAAATTCTCTTTTAAATTTCTTTTTAGAAATATTATTAAACCCTGATACAAGCTCTAAAAATTCATTTGCAAGACTTGACTTTATAGCCTCATCGCTTAAATTTGAAAGCTTTTTTATTTTGTTTACATCAATTGCATCATAGATCATTAAAAACTCACCAGCCATCATAACTCCAATCTTCATTAGTATTGTTTCTGCTGTATAGTTTTTCAAAAAAAGTTAATGCCACCGCATCGCTAACATCAGGACTTTTGCCATAATTCTTTTTTAAATACTCTTTTGAAACTATCTTTAAAAGCCCTTTATCGCTATATTCATACTCAATCATTCTCATATCTTTTTTTAATTCTTCATCTTTAAAAAGCTCCATGTGTTTTAAGTTTTTAGCAAATGTAAAATACATTTGCGCTCTTTTATTTAAGTATTCATTACTGGTTGCAGAATTTGCAGAATTTGCCTCAAATACAGGCAAACCATAATTTAATAAAACATCATACACACCAACACCAAGACCGCAAGTATCTATAAAAATACCTTTTGGTTTATCTTCACTTTGATTGTATTCAGCTAGTATTCTATTAGCAAGTTCCATAGTTCCAAGTTGTGAGTATTTTTTAATCTCATCAATTACAAAACCTTTTCTTTTTGCAAGAACACTCTTATCATCTCCATATCTTGCTACATCAAGCCCCCAAATATTCTCGCCTTGCATTTTTTCAATGCTAAAAGAGTTCTTGCTCATCGCATTTTCAATTTCACTTAGAGAAAATAATTCAGCACTCGAGCTATCTATAAACTCACCATAAATTTCTTGCTTGACAACTTCACTACCTTCTCCGCCTACTTCTTCAATTAATTCTTTAATTTGCTCTTCTTTTAAAAATGGATTATCATAGCTTGAGAATTGAAAATGTTTCCAATTTTTATCGCTGAGTTCTTTTCTGCAAAGTTCATAAAATAGATTTTTTCCTTTAGGAACTCCACCGATAATCGCTCTTGATTTAGGGTTATCAAGCAACATAGGGCGTATGGCGTTATACCAAAGATATTCTCCTTTACTACCTTTTAAAATAATTCCTGCTTCGTTTAAGATAACAAGGTCATATCCAAAACCTTCGATATTTTCACTTCTTTCGGCACTTCTCATATGAAGCACCGCTCCGTTAATGATTAATTTCTTATCTTGTACACTCCAAGAATAAAAATCTTTTGGCAAGTTTTTTAACTCAGGTGTAAAATATAACTCGTAATAGTTTTGTAAGTTTGCTTGTATGGTATCTACCCATAATACATTTTGTCCTAAAAGCAAGTTTTCGATAACAAACTTAGCACTTCCCCTTGTAAAACCAAGTCTTCTGCCCTTTGCTACAGTTATAAAGCGTGGATTTTTATCATCAAAAACTTTAAGTTGTGCCGGAGTGTAAGAAAAATCGATTTTTAATTTCATTTGATTTCACTTCTTATAATTTCAATTTTTTGAACGTTATCGCTGACAACTTCTTGTTTATCCACATATCCATGTTGATTTTTTAGCAAGAACATACTAACGCTAGGAGTATAAGTGCCGATTAAGGAATGGTTTAAAATATCCATTTCACATTTTTGCTTAGCATTGGATACAATTTCTCCAAAATCCTTATCCTTCTCCCACTCGCCTAAGGTTTGCATTGTAATTCCTAAATACACAGCTAATCCCACTTTTGTTTTAGGTGCAAAAATAATACTCTCCTTAGTTTCTTTTAAGACAACTCTTTCATTAAAATAACTCTCTATTTTTGAAACAAGCTCTTCTTTTGTCATACTTTTGCCATTTGTCATCATTCTAGCCATCAAGCCACCCCTTCTTTAAAATTAAATTCTTTGATTTCTAAGTCTAAAAAAGATTTTTTAAAACTAATAATCTCATAATCGCCTTTTAAAACATTCTTATCGTTTTCAAATAACGCATCTAACACGCATTTTACGATATTGTCCCCATCGCCATGCCTTTTGCTGTTAAATCCTATTTTTAAAGAAAACTCATATTTCTTTTGCTTATCAAAGGCTTGAAAACAGCTAATATTATTTTGTCTTCTAAACTCCATTTGCAAGAGTTTTTTAAAATCTAAATATTTAAGATAATCTTTACATGCAAATTTAGATCTTTGCGTGGTTCTTTTATAAGGCACTGGGTTGCTTTTTAAATCAATTTTTAAAATATACTTTTCCATTTCAGACTTTCTTAAATTTAGCTTATATTTTTAAAAGCTTTTTTGCTTTTTATAAAAATTTCAAACCTATCTTTGTTTTCATTAAAAAGTTTTGTTTCTTCAATCTTTTCGATTTCTCTTTTTTCTTCTAGGCTTAAAACTTTCTCTATTTTTTTAACCGACAAAGGAATATTCAAATCTCTTCCTATCCTATCTTGATTTTTGAACATGAAATCAACTAAAGCTTCTTTAAATTCTCCATTAGCTATCAAATTACCATCTTTATAAGTGATTTGCTTAAAAGCATTGATGCAAATTAAAGAATCAATAGATTCTTGATTTATTTTAATTTTTTGATTGCTTCCGTAATTTGCAAAATATGAGTATTTAAAATCGCCTTTAAAAACTCTAAAGCAAGCTTGATTTTTGTATTTATTACAAAGCCATTCTAAAAAAATTTCTTTGTCTTCAAAACGCTTTTTAAACTCGATTTCAGCTCTTTTGCAAACTCTTCTTAATTTCTCATAGGTTGTCCCTACGATATTCTCTCTTTCTAAAGTTTCGAAATAAAAATCTAAGAAAGCATGGATATCCTTAACGCTTTTGAGATATCTACCCACAATATCAGTTGCTTGAGCCTTATTAATTTCCAATAAGTCCATTAAAATTTGTATTTTTTCTTGCATTTTTTACTCCTTAAAAGCATCCTAAGAGCTTGTCTTTGTTCTCATCTTTCATTCCGTAATACTCCATCAAGTTATCAACCACACTAGGATTAGCTTCTTTTTTTCTGCTAAAACGCTGATTTTTTCTTGCTTCATTTTCTTTAGCGTATTTAAGCCATGTATAAAGACTTCCTGCCACACTTGACATTCTTTTTCCATTTCTTTTCCATTCCCTAGCATCCCAATAGCCTATAAAATCATTAGCCAACTCTTCACCAAAGTTTGTGCCATTTTTCTCATTAAAAGCTATTATTTGTCTCATGAGTTCATTTGCATTTGGGACTTTAAACTCTTTTTTTGCCATTTTCTCTAACTCCTTTTTGCTAAAATCAATAAAGCTCGTCACAAAAGAGGCGTTTTGATTAGAAACGCGTTCTTTCTTTTCTTGATTATTTTTTAAATTTTCTAAATTCTCTTTTTTTATAAATTTATTATTATTGATATTTATATTATTTATAAATTTATTATCACGTGCGTGCGTGTGTGTTTCTATATAATGCAAATTCTCTTTTTTTTCGTTTTCAGTAGTTAATTTTCTGTCGATTGATGAAGTGTTATTTTTAAGAGTTTTGCTTAGCTTTTCATCACTGTTTTTAAGCAAAGATAAAGATTTGTTAAAATGCTTTTTAACTTGATAATTTTCATCTTTTAAAATCCATTCATAAAAATTTAAAGATCCATTTCTAACCTTTTTAATTTCTAAAAGTCTGAGTTCAATTAATTCTTTTTTAGCAATTCTTAGTCTATTTAAACTAATTCTTTGATTATTTTTAACTTTTATAAACTCTCTTAGATAGATCTCACTTACAATCGTTTTTTCACTAAGCTTTGCTAATTGAATATACAATGCTAAAGCATCAACGCTAAGACCGCCGTAAGCTATAGTGTTTGATATTTTCAAATAGCCTTTTCTCTCTCTTAGGCTTTTACGTCCCAAAGCTACATCAAAGCTTGCTATAAAATTTGGTATCACCGACTCTCCTTTATGTTATAATTTAAATTAAAAAGGCTTTTTATGATTGAAATGTTTTTTAATTTTCTTGAAAACAAAGAGAATGTAATTCCATTATTATTTGGATTCGTTTGCGGAATTCTTGTAGGTTTTACAATTTGTAATTTTATAAAATATTCTATTTTTAAAACAAAATGTGATGCTATAAATTTTCTAGAAACACCCATTACAATGCACTTGAGAAATGGTAAGCATTTTAAAACTTCTTGCCATTTTTTACAAGAGAATAAATGTTCTAAATTAAAATCATACTGCATATATCACCGACCTAAAAAAAGATTTTCCAAATTAAAAAATAAACTAAAAAACCTATTGAAAATCCCACTATAAAAGCCATTTTTTAACCTTTAATCCGTTTTAAAAAGTCCTTTGCTATAATTTTTTTGCACCAAATCAAGAAAGGACTTATCAAAATGGATGAAAAGCAAAAACAAAAATCTACAGAATCTAGAGTTTCAAAGTTAGAAGAACAAATCAAAGAGTTAGAAAACAGGATAAAACAGCTAGAACAAGCTGTACAACCACAACACTACTCTTTGGAAACTCCAAACTACCTAGGAGAAATCTAAGTCTTAATAAGGCTTAGATTTTTATCATTCTCAAGCAAAGCACCAGTAAGCTCCATTTTATACATAGTTTCCATATATGCAAAAAGTAAATCTTCTACTTTTTCATATTTTCTTTTTTTCATAAGCTTAAGCATTATCTCATAGGTTTCATCGCTAATATCAATTTCAATCCTAACCCTTTTCATTGCCTTTTTTATTCTCTATCCTTTCTTTTTCTCCCACGCTTAGGTATGTTTATAAGATTGCTACGAACATCCACCCAAAATTCATGAGGTATTCCATAGAGTTTTTTAAACTCTATTTGTTTTTTGAAACTTGGGCGTGATTTATTTGTTCTAATCTTTTTAACACTAATAACCGTATAGTGATTACTCAATATTTTTGTAAAATCAAAAAAATCTATTTTTTTCATAACGAAAGTATAAAATAAAGAAACTTAATAAATATTTAATTATGTTTCTAATTATGGAACATAATTTGCTTGAAAAAAGTGTATAATTTTTATACTAAAAAAGGAGAGAATATGGGAAGAAATGGAGATATATTCGATTTTCATTTTGATACTGAAAAATTTAAATTTTATTTAAAAAATAGAGATAAAAAAGTTACATATCAAGATTTGATGGAAATTTTATATAAAAATGGCATAGAAAGCTCAGAAGCAACAATAAAAAAATGGTTGATGTCTAAAGAAGATAATAAAACAAAACCTAAACCACAATATATAAAAATTTTATGCAATGCATTAAATATTCCTTTCAACGAAGTGATATTGCAAGATGTTTTTAGAAATGATAATCAAATAAATTTCAGATATTTTCCAGATATTTATGCAAGTGCAGGACTTGGAACCTCATCTCAAAGTGAAGAAGTTAAAATAGTTTCCGTTGATGAAAATTTTCTAAAAGAAATTTTAGATATACCTATAAAGAAAAGCTATGATATTATAAAAATTAATGGCGATAGCATGGAACCTATTTTATCTAATGGAGATTTTATTATTGTGGATAGAAGCAAAAATTCACTTGGGGCTATTTCAAATGCAGATATTGTTATTTTTAGAAAAAATGATGATTTATTTTGTAAAAAAATTAAAAAAGAACCTTTTGAAGATTATATTTTTTTAGTTTCTGAAAATAAAAAATACGAGGATAAAAAAGTAGATAATAGCGAATTTGAACAATGCGAGATCTTAGGTGCTGTAGTATCAAAAATGGCGATTGAAACCTTTAAAAATTTTATAGAAGTGGTGGGATGAGAGTAAAATTAAATATTTTTGAGATATCTAATATTATAAGGGTTACTGATTATGGAGCTAGTTGTCCTTTAGAAGTAAGTATTAAGGATAATTCTAAATTTATATTAAAAACTAAATATAACAGTGTTTGCGGAACTGGAAAAAGCTTATTTGCTGAACTTTTTTCTTATTTATATTTGCAAGAATTAAATTTTAAAGATATCCCCGGCATAGCTTTATTAAATATAGATGATGATTTTATAAAATTAGCAGATAATAAATTAAAAAATGGAACTCAAAGAGACAAAGAAGCATTAGAAAATATCAAAAATTCAAAAGGTTTAAATTTAGGAATTTCATATATATTTAATGCAAGTAAAATTTATCCAAAAGAATTAACAAATAAATTTAAAAATTATACTTGCTTGTATGATGGAATTTTAATGAATAGTGATAGAGAATTTAAAAATCCAAATATTTTAATCAATGATTTAAAAAAGATTTTTTTGATTGATTTTGGTTTAGCTTTTGATATATTAAAGGCATTAAATATTATTTTAGATGATGAGATTAACTCTAATCAGTATTTTGATAAAAATACTTTCGATAAAAATTATTTATTACTTGACCACTTAAAACATATCAAAATAAATAAAAAGAAATTAAATTGTCAAGAAATTTTAGATATAATAAACGCTATACCATTAGAGTGGCTAAGCTTGACTTCAGCACAAAAACAAGCTTTAAGCAATATGATATATAAAAGACAAGGACAAAAAGCGGTATATAGTTATGAAAATGTTTAAATATAAAATGATAAAATATTTTCCTTACTCAGCCAGTGAAGAATTTATAAATATAGGTTTTTGGCTTTGGGATGAGAATGGAAATAAAATACAACATTATATTAGCCATACACATTTAAAAATATTATCTAAATGTCATTTTCTAAATACCAATTTTATTAAAAATAGTATTGAAAGATTAAAATTAGAAACAAATGAAAAATATTGGTATGGTAATCATTTTAGATTTAGCGAATTTGATACTATATTGCATGATACTTTAGAAAGTGCAAAAAATTTTTTATATTATGAAAAAATAGGAGAAAAATTTAAAAATTTTGGATCAAAAGAAAGAAATATAAGATACGAGGAAATAAAAAATAATGCTATTAATTTAATAGATACTGATTTTAAAAATGATTTAGAACTAATATCTGAGCGTGGAGAATATAACTTTCATATTATAAATAAGCATTCTAAAAACGAAATATTTTCAAGACTTGGAAATATAGCAAACATAGATGATATAAAAGAAGCTTTTGCAAAAACTTTAGAATATGATATGCTTTTATATTTCTTACAATGTGAAGAATTTACGCTTAGTAAAAAAACTCAAAAAGGTAGGGAAAATTTAGAAAAAGTGCATTTTTATTTTAAACCTTTTTATGATGAAGAAAACCAAAGCAGAACTTTAAAAGAAATGATTAAAGCAACAAGTTAAACAAAATGAAAAACTCATACTTTTACCGTTGCTAGCAACTCTAGCTTTTGCTGATTACACACAATATAAACCGAGTGAAGATTTTGCAAAGTATTTTACTAAACAAAACTGCTCTCAAGTTTTAGATAAGTTTTATTATCTAAATTGTTATGATTATAATTATAAAGGCACTAAAGCTGTAGCTTATAAATTAGAAGCGGAAAATTTAAAAGGCGAACAAATTAAAAAACGCCCACGATTTGAAGATGATACAAATATCCCTAAAAAATATCGCACCACTTGGAGTGATTATAAAAATAGTGGTTATGATAGAGGACACACTCTTTCTAATGCCTCAATGAGAAAAACAACTCAAGCTCAAAGAAGCACATTCTTAATGAGTAATATTACTCCACAAAATCCACAAATCAATCAAAGGGTTTGGAACAAGATTGAAAAAAGAGAAAGACAAGTAGCTTCAAAGCTTGGAAGTTTAGAAGTTTTAAATTTGGTTAATTATGAT